TAATGGTAAATATCCTGCTCATTTAGGTAAAGAATTCCTACGTGGGTATAAGCAAATGTTTGACAAAAGACTTGAGCTTAAACCTCTAGCTAAAACAGATAAGAAGATAGCTGGTATTGTAGGAGCACTAAAGCTTGCTGTTAATAGTGTTTATGGTAAATCAAGTGATATGTTGAACTGGATATATGATAGACAACTAACTATGTTCACCACTATTACAGGTGAACTAAGTTTAATGATGCTTATTGAACAATATGAGCTGAATGGTATTCATGTTATTAGTGCTAATACAGATGGTGTCACTGTTAGAATAAAGAAAACACATCTGGAATTAATGAATGCAATTAATGATTGGTGGATGCAACTCACTACATATGAGCTAGAACGTACAGACTATTCAAAGATTATATTCTCTACAGTGAATGATTATCTAGCTATTAAGACAAATGGAGAGATAAAGAAGAAAGGTGATTTCCTTACAGATTTTGAATTACATAAGAACAAGAGTGCCAGGATTGTACCTATTGCTTTAGAACAATGGTATATTAATAACATACCTGTAGAAGAAACAATTAAACATCATAAAAACATTTATGATTTTGCTCTTCGTCAAAAAGCAAGTAGAAACTTCCATTATGAAGGACACAGTAAAGAAGGTGGGAAACATGTTTACAATAAGCTAATTCGTTATTATGTTTCTACTAAAGGAGAGAAAATACTAAAAATAAAGAATCCTGAATGTGAAACTAATGCTGCTGCTGTAAGTCAAATAGAAGCTGGTGAATGGCTGTGTACAGTGTGTAACTATTTACCTAAAGAATATTCTACATCTAATGTTAATTACAGTTATTATATAGAAAAAGCTGAGAACATTATTAGTAAAATACAATTAGGTGGAAAAACTCGTAAGATAGTAGTGATACCTAATCAAATCAGTATGTTTAATTAATAAATTATGAAGAAAAAGATTAATAGAATGACTATAAGTGATCATTTGATAGAATATCAACTTCAAATGATTGGTAAAACTGTGCAAGATGCTCTTAAGGATCCAGAGTGGTATAACACTTGGACAATGACATCTGAACAACATGATGAATTTAAAGCATATGCAGTTCCTTTATTAAAGAAGATATTTAAATTTAATACAGGAAAAGCTAATAGCACATTTGAATGGTTCAATCTTCAATTTGGACTTAGAATATTATAATTTTAACCAAACCAATTATTAATGGGGCTCTCACAAGGAGCCCTTTTTTATTTACTAACTAAATTAATTATTATGTCATCATTTCATGGAACAACAATAAAAACAACAGTGAGCAATCTTATCAGGGTGATAGGAGAACCTGATGAAGCTACTAACGATGGTAGAGATAAAACCAACTTTGATTGGTACAATCTTACATTAGGTGGTCACAAAGTGACTATATATGATTGGAAAGAATATAGAAGAATTAGTGAGGATGAAATAATTGAATTTCATATAGGTGGAGATTCAGAGCTTGAAACAATTGATGCTAAACTAGAATTACAAAAATTATTAAGTAAATAACAATTATGGGACACACAAAAGACTTATTACAAGAGGATTGGGAGAGAGAATATCTTAAAGATTCATTATATTTGTTAGAGGAAAAAATGAGAATTGAAGCTGAATATTATGAATCAATAAACAGAAAACCTGCTAAGATTGTAGTGATAAAAGAAAAGAAAGAAGAAAATGAAACTAAACATAACACCCTTCCATTTTGAAGAATTGATTAAGAAAGGATATACACTAGATATGATCTATATGTTATCGCTTATAGATGCTGAATATGATGTAAGTCCATTGTGTGAGGGTAGTATGAAAATTAGTGGTGTCTACAATTCATTAATTCGTAGAGGATTGATAACAGAAAATGATAAAATCACCACTATAGGTGTAGGATTGTTAGAATATATCAAATCTGATACAAAGCTCAAGATTATCAAAAGAAAGCCTGCTACAGAAGAGTTTGAAGAATGGTGGAAAGTGTTTCCAGGAACAGATACATTCTCTCATAAAGGGAAGAAGTTTACTGGATCTAGAACACTAAGACAAAATAGGGATGGATGTAGGCTTGCTTTTGATAAGATATTGATTGAAGGCGAATATTCAGCATCTATACTAATTAATGCTTTGCTATATGATGTTGCACAAAAGAAAGAAATGTCTGTAAAGACAGGAAACAATAAACTATCATATATGCAGAATAGCTTAACATATTTAACTCAACGTAGCTATGAACCATTTATAGAACTAATGAATGAAGGTGTTGTAATACAAGAATCAAATAATGTACAACATGGAACAGATATTTAAAAAACAAATAAGATGGACTTAAATCAAAAATCATCAGCAGATCATATTATCGAACATTTATTAGCAATAGATGTAGATGGAGAAACTATGGAATATATTATTAGAGGTGTTAATCTAAATGATCAAATGTTAAAACAACTAATAATGCAATCATCAGATTTAGATATTAATAATTTATTAGAAGAAAGAAATACTTTTCATGATGAGGGCAGTAATTCTCATTTAAAACAAATAGAACAATGAAAAAAGAAGAACAAAAACAACATCTTATTGACATAATGAGAGGAGATGAAGAGTTAGGGTTATATAAAGAAGAAAAACAAGATAATTGTTGCACACCTATTGGTCAAATTAAAAGATATGTGGATTGTAAAGGATGTGATAAAAAACCTAAAAAAGAAAACACTCTTGAAGAAAAAGCTGAAGAATATGAGTACACAGATGGTATATATGGATTTAAAGCTGGTGCTAAATGGCAAGCTAAAAGAATGTATACTGAAGAAGAAGTTAAACAGATAATAGAAGCAACTTTAATTGAGCATTCTGATTTTGTATTAGCTGATATACCAAAATGGTTTGAACAATTTAAAAAGAAATAATATCATGACACCAAAAGAAAAAGCACAAGAATTAGTTGATAAGTTTAGAGAATTTGCTGATGGAACTGATTCTGAAACAGATAGATACAGTCCAGGAGTGGAAAAAGAAAAAGCTAAACAATGTGCATTAATAGCAGTTGAGGAGATATTAAATTCAATCCTTGGTAATTATGAATTTGATTTTTTAAGGAATTATTGGCAAGAAGTTAAACAAGAAATAGAAAAGTTATGACACCAGAAGAAAAAGCAAAATACTTAATTAGTATAAATACATTAGCTATACTCAGTGTAATAGGTAATAAGCTACCTATGGTTGAAGTTAAGGAGATAGCCAAACAATCTGCATTAATAGCAGTGGATTTTGCAAGAGATAACCCTTTAAACAAAAATGGTTATAATAAATATCTTGATAAAGTTAAACAAGAAATAGAAAAATTATGAAAACAGAAAACAAATTAGAAATAGGTAAGTGGTATGAGTTCAATCTTCCTTATCAAAGACATATTCAAATGGGAAAAGTTTTTGATATTCCATCAGAAGATGAAGTGGTGATAAATCCTTGGTTATTTAATACTAGTGGTATTGATAGGAGAAATGGGCAACTTTACATTAGTGATTTATCTAATGTTAGACAGCTTACAGATGAAGAAGTTATTAGACTAGATTTAGAGAATCCAGAAGCAGATATAGCTCAAGATATAATAGATAAGTTTTGGGAAATAGAAACAGAAGATGGAGATCGTATTCCTGAAAGCTTATTAACTGAATGTGCTTTATTAGCATTAAGTTTAAATATTGATAAGGAGTTAGACATTGAAAAGATTAAGAAGGAATTGAGGAAAAAATTATGAGTTTCGATAAATTAAATGAAGAAGTGACCAAAGGACTATCTGGAAGAAATGAAGGAATTCCTATGGGTTTTGATAGACTAAATCGCTATATAGGAATTAGGAAGAGTATGTATTTTCTTGTAGGTGGTCTCACTGGATCTGGTAAAACTTCATTTATTGATGATGCGTTTGTTCTTAATCCCTATGATTGGTTTATATCTAATAAAAATACTAATGGCATAAAGCTAAAGATTGTATATAGATCTATGGAAAGAAGTAGAACATACAAGATGGCTAAGTGGGTTAGTAGGAGAATATTTTTAGACTATGGTGTAATTATATCTATAAACAAACTATTGGGCTGGACAGAGAAAATGACTAAAGATGAACATGATTTGTTTCTAATACAAAGAGAATACATGGAACAAATGGATGATGTTATTACAATCATTGATGGTCCAGAGAATCCAGTGGGTATAGCAAAAGATTTAAAGAACTATGCGTTACAACATGGTAAGATTGAACAGCTAGATGAGTATAATAAGATATACATACCAGAAGATCCTAACGTAGTAACAATTGTTGTTATAGATCATATAGGACTGCTTAAAACTACAAAAGATCTATCTACTAAGAAACAAGTGATTGATAAGATGTCTGATGAGCTAAGATATGCTAGAGACTTTTTTGGATACACTCCTGTTGTAGTGAGTCAGTTCAAT